TGCAGATACTATTGCAAAGCTCAAGGCAGCTTGGGATACATCTGTATTAGGTGACAGTCCATACGCATAAGGAGTAGCTAATGGCATTAACTCAAGTAAATTCACAAGGTATTCGTCTTGCCGATGTCCTTCTCATTGGAGGAGGTGGAGGAGGAGGTGGTGGCACTTCATCTTCTTCAGTCGGAAATGGAGGAGGTGGAGGTGCAGGTGGTGTAGTTAATGCTCAAATGTTACTATCTTCAGGAGACTCTTTTGTAGTCACAATAGGTGCAGGTGGAACAGGTGCAGTCGCAGGAGGTGCAGTTGCTACAGATGGAAGTGCCTCGTCTATAGGTGATTTTGTTGCCGATGGTGGAGGTGCAGCAGCAAGTTATACAGGTTCAAGCACAACAGGAGGAGCAAGTGGTGGCTCTGGAGGTGGTGGTGGTTATGGCGTGTCAGGGTTTGATGCTACAAACTCACATGGTCGCACTCAACTAGGAAACGATGGTGGAGATGCTTCTACTGGCAGAGGTAATGGCTCTGCAGGTGGAGGTGGTGCAGGTGGTGCAGGTCAAGATAACGTAAACACTGGATATGGTAATGGTGGTGCAGGTGGCACTGGCACTAATGCTTTTTCTGATTGGGCGAGTGCTACATCTACAGGTGATGGTGGATTCTACGCTTCTGGTGGTGGAGGTGGTGCAAATGACAATGGCACTGCAGGAACTGCTCCAGCAGGTGGTGGTGGTAATGGCAATAACACTGGAAATGGTGTTGCTGCAACTGCTAACACTGGTGGTGGTGGTGGTGGAGGTGGTAACCCTTCAGGTTCAGGCACATCATCAGGTGGAGCAGGTGGTAGTGGTATAGTTATAGTACGCTATAAAAGTGGAACAAATTTAGCAACAGGTGGAACTATAACATCTAGTGGTGGATATAAGTATCACACTTTTACAAGTAGTGGTACATTTGCAGTGAGTTAATAATGGCAAGTATTTTTAAAGACGATAATCAAGTAGCTTATTACGAGTTAAGAAAAAAAAGAAATGAATTGTTAAAGGAAACAGATTTTTACGCTTTATCTGATGTGACCTTATCTAGTTCAATGAAAACATATAGACAGGCTTTAAGAGATTTACCTGCTAATACATCTAATCCTCAATGGGATGGAGAGACTAGCACATTACTTAACGTAACATTTCCAACGAAGCCAACGGAGTAAACTATGGGATATATAGGTAAATCACCCACTAATGGGGTAAGAAACAGATTTGTGTATCAGGCTACTGAAGGTCAAACAACTTTCAGTGGTAGTGATGCAAACTCTTTGACACTAAACTACACAGATAGTTTGTACATGGATGTGTATCAGAATGGTGTGTT